CTGGTGTTTCCTGAGCAGCTCTCCTTCGATGGTGACTATATCGTCGGTGAGCTGAATGAGGTCTATCAGTTCCGTATTCTTGGCGATCCTCGTATTGAGGGCACGAACTATGTGTTCCGTGTAGAACTTGCTGGTGGTAACACCGCTGGCGTTCCTGTCGAGCGTCTGCAACCAGGCGAACGTTTCAGCCGTGAGGCTGCCTTTGTTGAGAAGGAGCTGAGCCGCAAGGTTTCTGACATCACGTTCTCTGCGCCTGTTACGATGCGTAACGAGTTCTCCACGATTCGTCTGCAACACAAGGTTCCTGGTTCCATGCTGAACAAGAAGCTGGCTTGTGGTATTCCGATTATAGAGGAAACTGCTGGTGGCAAGCTCACTCATACTGTTACTGATATGTGGATGCACAATGTCGAGTTTGAGCTCGAACGTCAGTTCGATGAGATGCGTAATAACGCGATGCTGTGGGGCCGTTCCAACCGTACTGCTGATGGTGAGTATCTGAATATTGGCAAGTCTGGCAACGTCATTAAGACTGGTGCTGGTCTTGTTGAGCAGATGTCTTACGGTAATCAGATGTACTACAACGATCCTCATCAGGTGATGGATCTTATCCTGAATGCTCTGTATGAGATATCTGCTGGTAAGCTCGATTATGGCGATCGTACGTTTGTCATCAATACCGGTGAGCGTGGTGCCCTGTTATTCAACAAGGCCGCGAAGGATACCACTTCTGGTTGGATGCCGCTTGTTTCTACCGCGAATCCTGCTTACTATCAGAAGGCTAATGCTGACTTCGCTCCTGGTAACGCTATCAGCGTCAACGACTATCAGATTACAGAGTGGATCGCTCCGATGGGCGTGCATGTGAAGATTAATGTTGTTCCTTTCTATGACGATCCGGTTCGTCACAAGCTGCAGTGGAATGGCGGTCCTGCTTATTCCAGTCGGTTCGATATTCTCTATATCGGTTCTACCGAGCAGCCTAACATCTTCAAGTGCGGTGTTAAGAACCAGAGCGACTTCCGTGGCTATCAATGGGGTCTCCGTAACCCGTTCACTGGTCAGCTCGGTAACGACCAAATGAGCTTCGATGAGGACTCCGCTGTCTTCCATCGTATGGCCGTGTTTGGTGTGTGCGTCCTTGACGCTCAGCGTACGATGTCCATCATCCCTGCGGTGCTGGCTGCGTAATAAAAGCTAATTTATCATTAGACAAGGGGAGGGTAACTCCTCCCCTTATTTTTTAAAATTATTAGGGAGAATAATGGCTAAAAAAGCTACTACTGGAATTGTTATTGATGATGCCGCTTTAAAGGATGAACTCGTTCCCTTTGAGCCAGCGCCATCAGAAGAAGTTAGTGCGGAGGTTGAGGAACTCCCAGCCGCCAAAGAAATGAGCGTCGAAGGTAAACCGCTCATTAATTGTCTTAAGAAAACTAGGGTTATAGTCAGACGCATACCGAAGAATCGTGGACTCGTTACTGATCCGCGACATGCTTATAGTAATGGTATGGCTGAAGATGCTGTCAGGTATTTTACTGTGCCGATTTTAAAAAACGGTGCTTTGGCAAATGTACTGACAACTAATGAGAAGAACTATCTCGAGTATGTTCTCGGACTGCCAGTCAATGGTTTGAGTGTTTATCGCAAAAAGGATAACTATTGGTTTAATCGCATGGTTAAGCTGAGAAAGCAAGATAACTATCTTGATTTAAGCGTCCCGGAGGAATATATTAATTACAAGATTCTTCTTGCGAATAAAGATAATATCGCTCCTTCACTTGAGGAATATGAACGCGAGCCAAAAGAGACATATGAATATTACATTGTTGAAGAAGGCTCTGCTTCTAAGACCGCATCGAAAAAAGCCAATCGTACTTACGAATGCTATGTTGAATATGGTAGCATAAAGGACAATTGGGATAAACTTCGTATTATTGTTGAGGAGTTAACTGGCAAGGTTATTTCTGCAAAGCAGAAGATTGAATATCTGCAAGAACAAGTTTATGATATTATTTCTAATGAGCCACAGCGTTTTCTCGATGCGGTTCGTGATGAATATCTCGAGACGAAGATCTTATTAAAGAAGGCAATTGATGCTGGTCTTGTTTATCGTCGTAGTGAATACTATTTCCTGCGTGATAATAACGAGCCCCTTTGTAACCCTAACGAAGATTCGACATTTGATAATGCTGCTAGGTTCCTCGCACTGCCGAAGAATCAGGAGCTTAGGTTTGTACTCGAGGCTAAGGTTAACAAATCTTAATCATGACAAATTTAGAATTCAGCAGGGAGTTTGATATCCTTTATAATAATATCACATCGAATCAAGCACCGAGCTTGAATTCATACGAAAAGAGTGTTTTCCTAACAGAAGCAGAGGAGCAATACCAGCAAGAATTAGTAGAAGGTATTGGTGGGAAGGACAACAATAGAGTTCTTGCAATACTTAATCCATTCATAACTAGGAAGGTTTACACGTCTGTCGATTTCGAGTCTGACGGATTCCCCTTCGAGAAGCGTGGAGTTAACTCTGTTAGTCTTGTCTCTGAAGATAAAGATGACGTCTTGGTAATATTAAGAGAATCTGCGATGTGCCACGATGAGAATTGCGCTACTCATCCTTGCAATATTTATCCAGTCAAGGAAGACGAAGTAAACCATATTCTTTTAAATCCATTCAGGTTTAATAAGAATATCGTTCTTCGTGTTGACGAGTATAGCAATTCTGGTAGCAGATATCGCAGAGCTTTAATATACAAGGG